CCTTCATCGGCTCGCTGAAGTTGAGCACGACCGGACGGTACTCGAGGACCGGGAAGCCCTCTTTCTGCATCGTCGTGACCATCATCGTGGCTTGATGCGGGTCGTAAGCGACCGTCTCGAGCTGGACACGGCCGCGCGCGTCGCGGAGTACTTCTAGTATCTCGTCGTAGTCGATGATCTCGCCGTCGGTGACGTTGAATAGGCCCTGCGCATCCCAGGCCTGGTAAGCCGGGACCTTGAGCACTGTCTCCGCTGGCAGGAACTTGAAGCCGAACTCCAGATAGGGATCGTCGATCGTCGCCTTGGCGCCAACCGGGGGAAAGAGCAGCTCGAGCGCGGCGATATCCACCTTCGAAGCCAGGTCGAGGCTGCCGATGCAGCGCCGGCCGAGCAGCTGCTCGAGCTTGCCGCCTTCGCGGATCTCGGCGAGGAACTCCGCGGCGCTGGTTGGCAGCTCGTCGCGGCGGCATCGGCGCCAGGCTTCGATGTCGAAAAACGCGGCCTTCGAGGCGACCCAAAGATTGAGGTGCTTGGTCTTGAAAATCCCCGCTTTTCGCGGGGTGCGGATTGCCTCGCTCTGCCGGGCCCGGAGGAAATCCCCGGACACCGAAACATCGAAGTTCGGATTGGCCTTGCGAAGAGCCGCTTCGCTCTTCCAATCGTCGCCCTCGTCGATCGAGTACTCGACGAAGAACGTCTCGTCGTCGATCGGCGGTCCGCCATTGTGCCCTATGCCGGCGAGCTTCTCGCGCTCCTCCTGGATGGCGGCGTAACATGGGCCGGCGAGGTTATCGCCGGCGGTGGTGATCAGCACCTGCAGTGGCTGGTCGCGCGCTCCCATGCCGGTGCGCATCGTGTCGACCTGGCCGTCGTCGGGATGCTCGTGGTACTCGTCGTGGATCGAGCAGCTGGGACTCTGCCCGTCGCCTGGATCGCCGATGATCGTCTCGAACTTGCTGGCGTCGGCTATGCGCACCAGGTTCTTGGCGTTGACCTCGACCCCGAACCGCTTGAGCAGCGCCGGCGTCCGTTGCGCCATCAAGCGCGCCGGGCCGAAAACCTCCCACGCCTGCTTCTCGTTCGTGGCGCCCGAGTAGACCTCGGCGCCGAATTCGTTGTCGGCGCAGAACATGTACAGCCCGACGCCAGCGCTGAGCGCCGACTTGCCATTCTTCCGTGGCACCACGACGAACAATACGCGAAAGCGCCGCAGTCCGCTGGACTTGCGCAGCCACCCGAAGGTGACCGCGAGGATCCACACCTGCCACGGCTCGAGCCGGATCGTTTCCTTGGCTCGAGCCCACTTCCCCTTCGAGTGCGGGAGGCGCTCGACGAATTTGCACGCCCTGGCTGCCCGATCGGCGTCGAAGCGGAACGGGAAGTCCTTGGCCTTGCTCGCCTTCAGCTCGTCCATGAACCGCCGGCACTGCAGCCGGATCGATTTCCCCGCGGGGATGCGTCCCCTTACGACGTCCGCGGCGTAAGTTCGCGCGATCGCCGCGTAATCCCGGCTCTCCACACGGCGCTACCTTAGAAGTCGTCGAAGGCTCCAGCCTCGGGCTTGTGCCCGCTCGCGATCCTCAGCGCCGCGGCCGGATTGAGCATCAGCTCGCCCAGCAGCGATTGCGCATGGCGTAGCGCGTCGGACAGCATGGCCACCTCGGGCCGGGCCCGAATGAGGAAGCCGTGGGCGGTCTTCGCCTGATAGGTGTCGCCCTCCATCTCCAGCACGGCTTGCCAGCGCTGGATTTGCTCGAGGCGCTGCGAAAGGAGGGCGACGTGCTCCGCATAATGCGGGCTCGATCGCTTCTGCGCCTCGAGGATCGCCGCGATCGATCCGAAATGTAATTGCGCGATGTCCGACAGGTGGATCGGTGCGATGAGCGGCCCATCGGGGGCGGCCTCCCCGATCGCCAGCTCACGATCCTTGCGCGCGGTGCCGGCCAGCATCTTGAGCGCCGGCTCTTTGCGCTTCCTGCCCGCGCCAGGCCGAGGACCCCCGCTAGCCACCGCTGAGGTCCCGGCCCAACTTTTTCCCTTTTGATTTCGCCCGCGTGAAAATTTGTCTGGGCGTCGGTGTCCGGGGTCGACCGCTTGGAGAGATCGACCCTCCCCCTCCCCGGGTCAGCGCTCGGCCTGCTGCCGGCGCTGGCGGGCGATCTCTCGTTCGCCCTCGGACTTCTCGTCGTGGTGCGGCTTGCAGAGGCCCTGTTTGTTGCCTCGGTCGTCGCTGCCGCCCCAGGCCAGCGGCACGATGTGATCGATGATGTCGGTAGCCACGTGCTTGCCCGCCTTCAGGCAGGCCCTGCAGAACGGCTCACGCGCCAGCATCTCTGCCCGATCGCGCTGGCCCGCACGGCCGCGCTTGCGAGGTGTGGCGCCGACACGTGCCGTGGCCCAGGGCTTGCGCTCCAGGCTTCCCGGAGCACGAAACGCCGGCGGCCGCGCAGGCATCAAGCTATCTGGACGCCGTGCGCCTCGAGCTCGCGATCGATCTTGGCGATCCGCGCATTCAGTTCGCAGGCGATCACGGGCAACACCAGCGCAACGATCGTTTCGTCCTGCCGGTTACTGTCGATCGATACGGCCAGCTTGCGCTCGGCCGCCGCGTCGAGGAAGTCCACGAGCTGACGCCGCTGACCGACCATGTCCAGCACCCGTGGCAGATGTGACAGCTTCATGCCGGCACTCCAGCCCGGGTCCCGCCCTGCTCGGCCCGCTCGAGCACGAAAGCATCGTCCGGCTCGTTCTTGGTGAACCCCAGCGCCGCCAGCTGCTTGGCATAGACACCGTCCATCGACTTGAGCACGGCGGCCTTGTCGAGCGAGGTCGTCTTGCGCAGCAGCGGCTCCGCCCACTTGCGCTTCTCGAGCACGGTGACGATCACCTTCTCGTCGCCGGCGATCGTCAAGGACGCCCGCTGCGAGCGCGATCCGATGATGCACCCGCCTAGCTCGATCGACTTGCGCTTGCCCTTGGTCAGCTCGGCCGAGACGCCAGGCCACCAAGCAGCCAGTTTCTCGCGGATCGCGCCCCGCTCGGCGAGCAGCTGCTCGGCCAGCTTGTCGGCCTCAGCGTTCGCCTCGGCGATCGCCTCGTTGCGCTGCGCCTCGATGCCGCCGATCGTCGCCTCGATCGCGGCATAGCGTTCGGCCAGCGCGGTCGCCGCTGCGATGGTGCGAGGGGCGCGAACGGCGGCCATGGATCAGTCCTTATCCAGCACGAGCAGCTGGGCGATCACCTCGAGGTGCGGCGGATCGATCGCGACGTGATGCGAGACATGCGTGATCGCCGCCTCGACGACGTGCGCCCGGGGAATGGTTATGCTGTGATCCGCCAGGGTGGCGATCAGCTGCTCGCCCGCCTCGATTGCTGGGATATCGTTGAATCGCAGCCGCAGCGTGTGCCGCGCGCCGCTGAAGGTGACGCTCGCCCACGCCTTCTCGCTATGCTCGAGCAGCTGGGCCTTGTCTCCGGCCAGCTCGAGCAGCGCGGCCCGTAGGCGCGTTGCCGTGCTCGGCCGTTCGCGCAGCGCGGCGATGCTCACGCGCGCTTGGCCGATTTCGTGCCAGTCAGCGCCTCCAGCACCTCGCGCAGCCATCCCCGATCGACCACCACGCGATCGTCGCGCTCACCGGCCATCGCCTCGCGGCGCAGCGCGTTGAGGTCGATCGTCGGTCGCATGGGAATTCCTGGATCAGCCGCGCGATCGGAAGGCCGCGCGGATACGGGTGCAGATCGCATCGGCCTCGCTATCGAGTTCGTCGAAATGACGCTGGTTGCGGATCTGCTTTGCGGCGGCGACGAGTCGGTCGAAATCGGGGACGATCGCGTCGAGCTGGTCGCCTGCGCTGCGTTTGGAGGTCACACCGGAGCCTCCCTATCGCTCAAGGCGCAATTATCGCGGGGTCGGATTTGATCGTTTTGGTGACGTCCGGGGAGTTGTTTTTTCGTTCCACCCCGCATTTTCTTCAGCTCAGCCGCGCATGCACGAAGTCGAGGTCCTCGCGGTCGATCTCCTTCACCACCGCGCCGATCACCGCGAACCATAAGTCGAGCGCCAGCCCCAGCAGCCGCTTGGCCCGGGCATCGCGCATCCCGCACCGCTGCGCGGCCGCCCGCACGCCCACGTCCTCGATGATCATCGCCAGCACCACCGGCTTGCCGCCCTTGCCCAGGCAGTCGAGCGACGCGCGCCAGCGGGTATAGGCCACCTCGCGGCGCACGGCGCCCAGGCTCTCGAAGAACGCGCCGTCGTGCGCGCGGCTGACGTCGACCCGCGTTTCCACGCTGGTGGTGCGCACCCGCACCTCGCTGCCGATCCGCTCGGCCACGGCGGCGATCTCGGCCGAGGCGCTGAGCTGGTCCAGCGTGATATCGCCGGCCATGAACAGCCGCGCGAGCGCGCCCTGGTGCGTGCGGCTCGCGCGGAACCGCGTCTCGGGCGTCCCCGGCGTCACGTCGTTGCGGCCGAATTCCTTGCGGATCGTTCGCCGCTCGCGGCCCAGCGCCTGCTCTTGCGCGGCCCTGCGCGGATGCAATCCGGCCCAGGCCTTGGTCGCCTCACCCGCGCTCGTGATCCTGATCGCCATCCCCGCTCTCCCGCTTGAGCGGCCGACGGTATGTCAGCGTTGGCGGGGGCAGCAGTTGCTTTTCCGTACCGCCCCGCGCGCGATCGATGCGCAGAAGATCCTCGTCGACCAGGAAGCCATGCTCGCGCAGCAGGCGCAGCGCCGCGTCGCGCATCGTCGGCAGGCGCAGCCCCCGCGGGCCGGGCGTGCGCAGCAGCTCGCCCGCGTCCACCAGCTTGACCAGATGCCGCGTCACCCCGACCACGCTCACCCCGGTCGCGTTGGAGATCTCGCGCAGGCTCGGCGATCCCCGGTTGCGCTGGATGTAGTCGCGCACGAACACCAGGATCAGCAGGCGGCGGCTCGCCATCGCCGGCGAGAGCCGCGCCGCCGGCGCCTCGTCTCTTTCGTTCAGCCCGGCCCCGTCCGCCATGAACGGAACATAGCAGGAATACAGGGCATTTCAAAGGTATCGGGCGATGCGCCAACGCGGCGGGATCAGCCCGGCAGCCACCCCAGGGCGTCGATCACGCCCGCGATCATCAGCAGCCCGATCGCCCAGCCCTCGATCTCGATCCACTTCGGGCGTCTCATGGATAGTCCAGTGCGCTGTCGCGCAGCGCCACGCCGCTGTCGGCCTCGTCCACCCCGTGCTCGGCGCGCAGCCGCGCCTCCTGCGTGTTCACCGCCATCGGGCCCTCGGTCGTCACCGGGAACCGCTGCAGCACCTTGCCGGTCTCCAGTTCGATCAGCGCGAAGTGGCGGCCCGGCTTAGTCATCGGGCCAGATTTCGTCCGGATAGAACCCGTCGTCGCTGGCGTCGCTCCGCACATCCGGCGCGACGTCCGGGGATCCCGCTTCCCCACGTTGCTCCGGCACCACCGGCGTCTCGCCGTCGAAGGCGACCCGGATCCACGCGCCGTGCTGCGCCTCGCCCTGGAACACCGCGGTCACCTCGCGGCCCTGGCGGATCAGCGCGCCCATCCGCGGCGCCCGCTCCGCTGTCAGGTACCCGATCTGCACGCCGCGGACGCTGAACACCGCAATCGCGTTGGCGTCCGCATCGTTCTTGGGCTCGGGGCGCAGCTCGATCGGCTCGCCCGGCGAGCACAGCTTGATCTCGAAGCGGCGGTTCGATTTCGACTTGTCGGGATTGGCGAAGCGCACGCCGACGACTGCTAGAGAAAGTTGGGTCGGTTTGGCGCTCACTGCGCGGAACGGAGGCCATGCGCTTTGCGATATTCATCTACGCGCGAGATGAGGCCAGCGAACTCAGCTGGCATGATGCCGATTTGCAGGTCGAGCGTCTTACCCTTGAAGCGGATCTCAACCCCGTTGTTGGCGCCCGCCTGATATTGCGCGGCCATCCATCGGACTGTCTCCTCAGGAAGATCGGCCGCGACTGCCTCGTAGTAGGAGCAGCTATATCGAGCGCACGAGACGTCACTCGAAATCTTCGTAACGTCGATAGATTCGAGCCCCCTGGGACCAATGAAGTTGGCCTGACCTAGACCAGGCCACGCCGATGCGACGACACTGGCGTTGTAGTAAACCTGAAAGAGAGCACGGCCGGTGGTCTTTTCCACGAACGCGCGCAAAAATACATCTGCGTCGGCGGTGCTCATGAATCCGGGCTTATAATGGAAGGCCCCGGCGGTATCGAACTTCGCCGCCACCTCAAGGTTATCATCGGTGACAGCGGTCTTGGCTGCAAAATCTGCCGGCGTCATTGTCACCAGTTGCGCAAGTTGCTTGTCTATCTTCGGCGTCTTACACTCGGCCGACGTCGAAAAAGCGACTATTGCGACCGCAATCGAAATCCAGCGCATCCGCGATCTCCTCAGACTTTTCGCACAATAGCGACCACGCGACCAACGATATGAAGGTCCCCGTCGGTCGCCACGTCCATCGACACTTGGGGGTTATCACTATGGATCTCCATCGTGCCGTCGGGCTTTGGCCGCAGGCGCTTGATCATCCCGATCTCGCCGCTCGTCACCGCCCAGAGCTTGTCCCGCATCTTCACCCGGGTCTCGCCGCGATCGACGATCACCCCGTCGGTATCGTGGATCGTCGGCCACATCGAATCCCCGATCCCGGTCGCGACGAACAGCAGCTCAGGGTCCGAGTCGGTGTATTGCCGCAGCCACCGGCGCGAGAACTTGACCTTTTCGACCTCGAGCGAGTGCTCCTCGATGTAGGTCGCGCCGAGGCCGTAGCCTACGTCGAGGCTCGTCACCTCGACGGTGTCATCATCGTCGTCATTGGCCGCGCGAACGCCATCGAGCCTGTCGTCCGACATATTCAAGAGCCAGGCCAACGACACACCTAGAAGCGTCGCGATCCGAGGCATCAGCCGGGAATTCGCTGTTTTCCCGAGGATGATCTTGCTGATCGTTCCCTGCGAAACGTCGAGTTCGCGGGCTAAGCGGGACTGATCGTAGCCCCGCAGCTTCATCGCTTCATCAAGGCGGGCCGCAGTTCGCGTCGTCACGCGCTATGACCTAGCGACAAAAATATTCCTTGAGGAATGACTATTGGGCTTGACCCGCTATGCCTTCGGGCATACCCAGCGAATATGAGCTTACAGGCCCACACAGACGAGACAGCCCGCGACGCCTTCCGCCGC